GTTTATATGATTTCCGTGTAACAGTTTCGTCAGACGCTGCTGATTTGGACAGAAATCAAATGACTGGTAAGATTTATATCAAACCTACAAAATCATTAGAATTTATCGACATAACGTTCTATATTACACCAACCGGAGCGTCATTCGAAAATATTTAATAATAAATTTATGACCTATCTATTTGGATAGGTCATAAATAAGCCTTACTTTTGTAAAATGAAATTGAAAAAAATTACTGAAAGTATCGATGAATATGGTACACCAAACAAAAAGTATTACGCTTTTGATTGGGATGATAATATTGTTACAATGCCAACAAAAATAATATTGAAAGATGAAGATGGTAATGAAGTTGGTATGTCAACAGACGAATTTGCTAACTATAGAGATATAATTGGTAAAGAAGATTTTAGATTTAACGGTCATAAAATTGTCGGTTTATCTGAAAAACCATTCCGTTTTTTTAAAGAAGATGGTGAAAAACAATTTATTATTGACGCTATTACAGCTAAACCTGGACCAGCTTGGCTTGATTTTGTTGAAGCGATAAATAATGGGTCAATTTTTGCAATAGTTACAGCTAGAGGACACCATCCTTCAGTTTTAAAAGAAGGGTGTTATAATTACATAGTTTTGAATTACGAAGGAATTGATTCAGATATGTTGATAAAAAATTTGGAGAAGTACAGGGATTTAACTGACCACAAAAATTTATCAAAAAGAGAGATGATTAGAGAATATTTGGATTTGTGTAGATTTTATCCGGTTACACACGGGGAAGGTTCCGCATTAAATCCAGAAGAAGGAAAAATAAAAGCTTTAGAAAAATTTGTTGAGTACGTTAAACAAGTATCAACAGAGTTACAATCTGAGGCATTTTTAAAGAACAAAATAAATAATTTTTTTATACCAACAATTGGTTTTTCAGACGATGATGTTAAGAATTTAGAAAGTGTTAAAAATCATTTTGCAAAAGAACCAAATAATATAATTAAAACATACTCTACAAAAGGAGGAATAAAAAAAGAATTTTAAATAACTTTTAAATATAAACTGCAAAAATTATTTATTTTGCTTGTAATTTAAAAAAATAAATTCAAAAGTAAATAGAAAAAATTTTTTAGTCGATATTTATTGTTAACTAAAAATAAAAAATAAAATTTAAAAAAATAAAGAAATGGCTGATTTGTTAATGAAAATGCCTATACCATATGAACCAAAAAGAAATAATAGGTTTATATTAAGGTTTCCTTCTACATTAGGAATAAATGAATGGTTTGTTGAAGCGGTTAAAAGACCCAGTATAAAAATAGCTGCTACAGAGATTGCGTTTTTAAATACTTCAACATTTGTGGCTGGTAGATTTAATTGGAACGAAATTAGTGTTACATTTAGAGACCCTATTGGTCCTTCAGCTTCTCAAGCATTAATGGAATGGGTTCGTTTATGTGCTGAATCAGTTACAGGTCGTATGGGTTACGCGGCTGGGTATAAGAAAAATGTTGATTTGGAAATGTTAGACCCTACTGGTGTTGTTGTTGAAAAATGGATATTAGAAGGAACTTTTTTAACCAGTTTAGATGGTGGTTCTTTATCATACAGTGATGATAAAGTAGCTACACTTACAGCTTCTCTTCGTATGGACCGTTGTGTATTAGTTTATTAATTTTTTATTCAAATACTAAAAATATATTCAAAACCCACATAATGTGGGTTTTTTTATTTATTAAAAAAAAAATATTCGTATTATTTATTTAAAAAAAATTATGATGGAACAAGAATTATATAATGCAGCAACGGAAAATTTTACACTACCACATGACGTTGTCGAGTTACCAAGTAAAGGTGTATTTTATAAATCAAAGAAAAAATCTGTTAAAGTTGGTTATCTAACAGCTAATGATGAAAATTATTTAATTGGTTCAAGAAATAGTGGTGAAAATATTATATTATCACTACTAAGAAATAAAATCTATGAACACGATTTAAGACCTGAAGAATTATTAAACGGTGATGTTGAAGCCATTCTTATATTTTTAAGAAATACTTCTTTCGGACCGGAATACAAATTCAATTTAATTGACCCAGGAACCGATAAACAATTTACAGCGTCAGTAACATTGGATGAATTAAATATAAAAAGACCTAATGTTAAACCTGATGAAAATGGTTGTTTTACAACGACATTACCAAAGTGTGGTAAAACTGTTAAATTGAAACCAACAACTTTTTACGATGTTATTGAACTTGATAAAATGGCTTCACAATACCCCCCAGAAAGAATGGCACCAAAAGTGACTTGGAGGTTAAATAAACAAATTTTAGAAATTGACGGGGAGACTGATAGAAACAAAATTTCAACTTATATCGAAACTTTACCAATTTCTGATTCGAAATATATTAGACAGTTTTTAAAAGATAATGAACCGTCTTTAGATTTAAACCAAACAATTACAGCCCCTTCAGGAGAATTGGTATCTTTCGAGATAACCTTTGGGGTTGAGTTTTTTCGACCTTTCTTCTAGACATAGACAAGGTATTATTGATGAATATTATTTAATAGCTCGTTTTTTACGAACTTCATATTCAGATTTTTTAACTATACCCACGTTTATGAGAAAATATCTTATAGACCGTATAATTACAGACAATACACCAAAGACGTAAATTAAAATTACTCTTTGGTGTATTTATTTATATACACTTTATTAAATGGCAAAAAAAATAAATCCTTTCAGTTCTGATGTTATATTAGGTTATATCAAATCTATTGATGACTTAAGTAGTAAAATGTCGGCACAATTTGGTGTCGGTGAAAAGATGGCTCAAACCATGCGAGCTGCTGCGGCTGATTCACTCGATTCGATGCAAGCTTTGGGAGCTACAATAGCTGAGGTTGAAAAACTACAACTAAATGTGACTGAAACTTTAGGTAGAAATGTTTTATTGTCATCTGAAGGTGCTAAATCCTTGTACGCATCTTATTTAGTTACAGGACAAGAAGTTAATAAGATGGTCAGTAATTTCAAAGACGTTGGACTATCCGCTTACGATGTTGCTGAAAAAATGAAATTAGTTGTTGATATTGCTCGAGAATCTGGTGTAAATGTAGAATCTGTTTCAAGGAATGTTTTAGACAATATGAAATACCTGAATCAATACAACTTTGAGGGTGGTGTATCTGGATTAGCTAAAATGGCGGCACAGGCAACTTCATTGAGAATTAATATGCAGGAAGTTTTCACATTCGCGGAAAAGGTTTACAATCCGGATGGAGCTATAGAAGTGGCCGCAGCAATGCAAAGATTAGGTGTTGCACAAAGTGATTTATTAGACCCATTAAGATTGATGGATTTATCACAAAATGACCCAGCTGAATTACAGAATCAAATTGTTAAAATGACACAACAATTTGTTCAATTAAATGACGCTGGTCGTTTCGAAATTATGCCAGGTGCTAAAAGACAATTCCAGGAAATAGCAAAAGCTATGGGAATTTCTTATACTGAACTTACTAAAATGGCTTTAGGAAGTGCTGAACTCGATAAAAAAATGAAAGAAATTTCGTTTTCCCCAAATATAGCTGATGACAAAACAAGGGAAATGATTGCTAACATGGCTGAAGCTAAAGGTGGTGAATATGTTGTAAAAGTCGGGGATGTTGATAAAAAAGTTTCAGAATTAGGTGATGAGGATATTAAACTACTAAGAGAACAAAATGAGTTGAGTTCTATGTCTATGGAAGAATTGGCTATTGAACAGTTATCTGTTACAAAAACAATGTCTGGTAACATAGAAAAATTACTGTCAACACCAAGTAAAGCTTTAGTTCGTAGTGGTGTAGGTACACAAGGATTGGGTCTGGTAAAGGAAGGTTTTAAGGAATTAGGTAAAGTTACCGAAGGTACAGGTTTAGAACCAAAACAACTTAGTAAAGCGATGGATGAAGCTATTTTAGAAGGTAAAGCTTCATTTCAAGGACTAATTGGTGGTTCAGCAACCGCTTTCATGGGTCTATTGGACAACATGTCTGAAGGAATACAAAGGGTTAATGAAAAGTTTCCAATCTTAGCTGATTTTATTGGTGGAATTATAGATAAAATTAATCTACCAACCAGACAAGGTGGGGACGTTTTGAAATTACCTGGTGAACAAGTACAACTTTTACCTGAAGATACTTTTGCTGCGTTTACAAAAGGGGAACAAGTCCTATCAAATTTAGGTAAAACTAATACACAAACAAACACAAATACAACAACAAATTCTTCGGTTGACGTTAACCATACTTTAAACATAAATATAAATGCACCAAGTCACGTTAATACAAATCAATTAGTCGAAATGTTTAGAGATACTGGTGTTTCACAAGCTTTGGGTGTAGCTGTTAAAGAAGCATTTAACAACGGTGGTCTAACAGCTCCTACAGCTAACAAACAACAATTATATCAAGAATTCAGTTAAAAAATAGATAAATTATCTATTTATTAATAAATAAAAAAATATGTCAACCAGTACATTATCATTTGCGTCGTCAAGTACTTTTAGGGATTTATTATTAGTCAAAAATCTAACACCATATAGTGTTGACGGTGTTTATACACCATCAACTTCAAATATCAATACTGAAGTAAGTTTGAGTAATTTTAATGTTGTTGATTCACCAGATGAATTAATGACAAATGGTGTTTTTTCAAATTTACTATATCCTTTAAATGAATATGGTCCTACTGGTGGCTATGATTTATCAATTAATTATAATAATCCACCACTTCCGGTAAATTCAAATCAAGGAGAATACGGTCCAAATGATACAGTATTAGATTTAGTAAATGAATTTTTCATTGACGCTGCTTATCTTGATAATTACTACGGACCTGTAGGTGGATTTAATGACATGTATTTTGTTACAACTCAAATATTGGGACAACCAATACATCAACCATATTTACCTCTTCCTTTTGTTCCATCATCATATTCACCATACTCAATTTTATTATCAACAAATCCGGAGGGTGATAACGGTTCACTATCTCAGGATTCATATTTAGCTAGATTAGGTGCTCAGAGATTAAATGAACTTTTCCAAGAAAGAATTGCTAGACAAATTTTTATCAACACTGTTGGTCAAGTAAATTTAGAATCTCTATCAGACCCTTTTGAAGCTAGTTTAATTATTAGTGGACAGGAACCACTGATTTACAGAAATTGGAGAATAACAGTTCCAGAGGACCCAATAACAGCAGCTGCTGACTTACTAACAAGACTTGGTGGTGCTTATTGGCCAGTTTCACCAATACCTGGTGATTATTTTTCTAATAATATAAGAAACGGTCAAACACTACAAACTTCAAACGCTTTAAATGTTGTTAACCAACTTACCGGTGGATTCCTTGGACCACTTTTAAACTTACAAAGAAACCCATCTGAAATATTTTTAGCTAACACAGGTAATGGTCAAAGGTCTGTTTTATTTAGAA